GAATAAAATTATAGTCTGATTTCCGCTGATAGAAATATCCCCTGGTCCTATTTTTATTCCTTTTAGAATCTCCACAATAAGGACACCTAAAAGTATAAAGATTTTCTTTTCTTTTGGCGAATTTTTCTAAGCGAGCAGAAACCAGACCAATGTACTTATGGTCAACAAAAATCATCTAACATTCGCTGGTTTGTTATCCATTCTACTCTGAATGTTCTCGCCTGTCAATATACCTGAGGCAAGTGATACCATTGTCGTAACAATAAAACCAGCTGCCAATCCAACCCCAACCGCGATCCACTTGAACTTTTTTAGCTCTTCCACCTTACTATCAACAGCATCGATACGATCACCTAAATCAACATCTTCTGCTTCAAGATCTTCTTTTACTCCTCTGATCATTTCGACCATAAGAGTTTCTGTCTTGTTATGTTGATCTAATTTTTCATTATGGACTGCTAACATCTTTGAGACATTCTCTACTGCCTCTTTCATGACCTGAATAGCAGCATCTACTTTTTGTATTAGATGCTCTTGATAATCAGATCTCTGTTCTAATACTGCAACTTTACTTTTTACCTCTTGATTTCCTAACATTTTTAATATCCTGCAGACGTTTACGGTAAAATAAATTCAATTTTCTACCATACTTACGCCTCAAATCCATTACAGGATCCAAACCAGCGACTGGATCTTTCGCTTTGCTACTAAATCCAGGATCTCCTGTTTTACCAGGATCTGTGTTCATCATTTCTTCTCTAATAATATTTATTATGCGCTCGATGTCCATCAGATTGTATTGAGAATATGATTGCATTCATTATGAATTGGAATGTCATCTAATCCTGACTTAGGATAATCTGGTATTCTATTTAAAAACATCAAAAATGTTTTGATTAAAGACCAGTATTCCTTTTCAATTTTGAAAAACAAAAGAGGCACCGTTGCTTCACCAAATACATTGAAACAAATAATCAAATGGTTCAAGATTAAATGGTGCCTTAGTTCGTTCTGTTCAAGATATTTCTTTAGCAATCTCTTGATATATTTGAAGCGTTTCAAATCCTCTTCAAACTCTTCCATAGTGGAAGCATGAGGATTTTCATAATGCTTTATAGCGAATAGAAGATGGTTATCTTCATTCAATTCATCAAATCTCATTTATAATTATTTGATTGTTAGTGTAGTTGTTCCGATGCCTACGCCTCTTACAGCATGAGGATATGTGCTAACTCCAGCGATACCACCACCAAAGAATGTTCCAGCACCGCCGACATTTCTAATCATGTCAGAAGTGAATGTTTTTCCTGCAGTTGAATTCTGGAAGTCAGTAATTGTTCCTACAACATTACCTGCAACGTGGACGTTTAGGATGGTTCCAATACCTAGATTGGTTGTGAATTGGAATGCAATTCTATTGCCAATCTGACCATTGAAGTTCTTCATCATGGTGTATCCAAAACCAGTATCAGAACCTGCAGTACGTGTTCCGAAGTAAACTGGAACTTGTACATTTGGTGTCATCGATACAGCAGTACCAACAACAAACGAAGTTCCTGCACCAGTTGTTGCTCTGATATTTACAGTAGCGCCTGCTGAGCAGAAAACAGGTTCATTCCAAACAACATGAACAAATCCTGTAGCGGTTCCAATGCCTGTTGCAACGCCTGATCTAACAACTCTATTAGTACCACCAGCACCGATGCTGATTGGTGATGCAACGTTTGGATCTTCAAAGAAAACTGCAACTGGTGTAGCAGCGCCTAGTCCAGTAATTCTGCTTCCGTTTGGATCTCTTGTAGTACCAAGACCAGAAACATGAACTAGAACTTCATCATAGTATGAAGTTGATAGACCAGAGTATACCTTGTCACCGTAATGTCTGTATACCCAACCTCTTTGATCTGCAAAGCAATTATGAGGTGTTCTATTTCTGTCAACATCAATTAGATGCTTAGGAATGGCATAATAATTAGCAGCATACTCACTTTGAGTTGAAATTCCCCAAATTGCCATCTTAGTTTTTCCTATCGGTTTTGCTTGAAATATTTATAAAAATACCACAACCGAAGTTGTGGCAAGGTTAGTTTATTTAGCTACTTCTTTAGTATGGTTCTCAACAAATGAGAAGTAAAATCTATTATCCCATTCTGCTCAAACCGTTTTGTCTTTGCTAACCATTCAGATAATGATAGCAACAGACCAAGTATGATCGTAAATCCCCAGTTTGTAACTAGGCAAGTGATCATGCTTGTGGTGCGAATAGCTTCTCTTTAACTAATGCAAGAACAACATCGTCAATCGAGTTGTCGGTTGTTCTTACATACTTGGTTAAAAGATCGACAACCATTTGCTTTACAGCAGGATGTGTTGCGATTGAAATTACAAGTGGTTTTACCACTGCAACTACTGCTCCCATGATACCCTCCGAGATTTTGTTGGATATTATCCTATTTTATTTAGTTCCTTTTTTCTTCTTTTCTTTGTCCATCCAACCACCTTGCATCACCCCAGATAATGGAATTTTTACAGTGGGTTTATCATCATGTCCACCACCATAATCTCTTCCTCTATAGTCAGTTCCTTTACGCATTTTATCTTCTTGCTCACTCATCGCTTTGTTAGCTTTCATTGCAAGATTATCTTTCTTTTGTCCAGACTTTAGTTTTCTATTTGCCTCTGGAGTAGATGCTTTTGATGCTGCTTTTGTTTTTGCAGTACCAGTTCCTTTCTTACTGAATCCAGCAAGAATTTTATCTGCTTCTGCTTCTAATTTTGACTTCTTTTCTCTTTGCTGTTCTTGTTTTTTTCTGTCAGCAGCAGTCTGAGTTCTCTTCATTCTTTCAGAAGCTGGTCTAAGTGCTTCACCGAGATAGTAATCTAGTTCATTTTCAACTGCTTCATTATGTTTTGGTGATTGTCCAATACGATCAAATCTTTCCTTCTCTTTTTGTCTAGTGATTGCACTTACAATGTTGGAAGACTTCTTTTGTGCATCTTCTTTCTTCTTACCCTTTGAAGAAAGTGCAGTACGTGCTAGATTTCCTGCACGACGATACATTTTATTTTCCTTTTCTCTATCAATTTCTTTATATGCTTCTTCAATATCAGGATGTGGTGCATAAAGAGGACCTTCGTAGTTACCAGCAAATTGCTCCATCGCTTGCTTACGAATAGTAGCAAAGTAAACTTGCTTTCCTTTCTCAGCACCATACTGCTTCTTCATCGAAGCTTTCATACCAGAATTATCATATTTTTTCTTTAGATTTTTTTCTTTCTTCATCTCACCAGAAGTCATTTCTCTTTCAGAAATTTCTTCACCTTCTGGTTCATAGTGTGCTTGCTTATTTTCTTTTACAGGTTTTGCTCCAGTTGCTTTTGGTTCTTGACCTTTTGGATATACCAACTTTCCACCGCCCAATCCAGAACCAGGTTTCATTACTGGTCCAGTTGTAGCTTGCTCTGTTTTTAGATCTGGATTGATCGTTACTTTGTTTTTAATTCCCTTCTTAGGTTTCATTGGACCGCTTCCGCAGTCCTCTTCAGTAAAAAAACCGAGATCAGACCTCCAATTAGAGTGTGCTTGCTTATTTTCTTTTACAGGTTTTGCTCCAGTTGCTTTTGGTTCTTGACCTTTTGGATATACCAACTTTCCACCGCCCAATCCAGAACCAGGTTTCATGCCACCACCAAGTTTGCGTTCCTCACTTTTCATTTTCTTTTTCTTGCCACCCATCTGATCCTTACCAGTTGCACCAGCAATGACATCACCTCTAGTTACCTTATCATAAGGAGGATAATTGTTTGCTAGATTTCCGTCATTCTTCTCCTCTAAGTAAGGACGACGAAGATCATCAAAAGACTGTTCCCAGATGTTCATTGGATAGACTTATACGTTTCTGTATTTATTTATTGTATTCCCCCATCATACATTCCAAATGCCCAATATTTTTCTTCACACCAAAAACATTTTTTACAAGGATATGGTTGCTCTTTTATATCTTCAGTACACGATTCAGTTAATGGAAATAAATTTTTCATCAAATCATACTTATGATATTGAAAAGCAGTAAATTTTTTGTCTACATTCCACCAAGGATATTGTTCTTTATACTCATATTGAGCACTATCACGATAAGTATCTCTTGCAACATATGAGTTTCCAATATTTTCACTTGGATTTATTGTTGATCCTTGAATTAAAATATCAAGATTATGTTTTTTAATAAACATTTTACTACGTATTCTTAATTTCATTTGCTTTACAACTCGTGTTAATTCTATAGGAGATCTACTATAAGTCATACGTTCAAGATTATTAATGTATACCTCTGGATACATTTTTTTAATCAAATCAATTATTAGTAAAGTCTTTTCCTCACATTTACTATTAACATTATCTGTTTGTACCGCTATTATTGGAAATATTTTTCTATCAAAACTTTCTGTTTCAGATATAAATTTACATAAAAAATATAATATAAGTGTTGAATCTGTTCCTCCAGATAACCATAATCCTATATTTTTTTTATCAGTCTGGAAAAATTTTTCAAACCAATCAACTTCTATCTTACCATCAGTTAATATCATAATTTAATTTAATTTCAGTAATCCAAGATCTAAATGTATTATTATTCTCATCTAAGCAAATAACATGATTTGCTCCACGTCTAATAATAACTCCTGAAGATTTCTTAGTTTCTACAAGTTCTCCTTCTTTGAAAATATCACCTGCAAGATATTGTTCTCTAATAGATCTTTCATCTACAGGGATAATATTCATCATTATATAACGATATAATTCCCCATTCTGTTCTAAAGCAAGTTTAGCAATCTCTTGTGCTCTACTTTTCCTAACTATAATATTAATTGCGTTGTATCCACTTTCATAAATGGATTGAAGGACATCGTAGATTGTTTCTGCATTAGCATCATCAATAATGACATCACCAAAGGTTTCTTTTAGTCTAGCGATATCTGCATCTCTACTGGGAAAAATATAATAAGGAAATCCTTGAGCAGTTTCTTCTACTGCTGCTAAGATATTATTAGTGACTTCATCATTATCAAACTTATCAAAAGCAATCGTCAATGGCTCTTTACGTGCCATTGCATCAAATTCTTGTCTTGCTCTTTGATTTTGAACTACCTGTTGCAGTCTTTCGTAGTCTGCTGTTCGTGCAGCAGTTGTAGAAGTTTCAGATCCACTCGTTTTACTCGTTGTGCTACCATCAGTATTTGCTTTGGACTGAGAAGATTTTTCTCCATCTTTACTATCACCCGCTCTTGGGGTGAACATCTTGAGTTGACCTTTTACAGTTTTAGCTTTTAGTGATCCTTGTTTATCGTACCAATCACCATGCCCGTTTCCTACCAACCCCAAACGCTTTGCTTGCTGCGATGCTTGGGTGGATCTTGCTTCTAGGATAAATTGGTTGAACTGCTTCACTGATTTTCTGATAGATTTGAGTTTTATTTTTCTCAATAAACGCTAATCCTAGCGTCTTATACTGCAAATATTTAGTCTTGTCTTCTTTGTAGTTCTCAATAGACGCAATATAAAACCTCATAAAATCTTCAATTTCACGCTTCATAATTTGTTTTCTTTTCCTTAAAGACTTATATGAAGTTATTAGTTCATCAATAAGTTGGTTCATACTACAGGTTCAATTCTAATTACAGCTTCATTTAATCTAACGCCAGAAGGATCTGTTCCACGTCCCTTTAAGCGAATATCAATATAAGTTTTATCAGCAATTTCATTTACCAATCTGTCATTTATTGGTTTCAATTCTTTTTCATTGAGAATGTAATTGGCAGTCTTATCATTACCTACACCAAAAGTCATTGCACCAGTTAACGATTCTCTTACAAGTTCTCTTTTAAATGCTAAAAATAATTTATCACCTTCTGGATTTTTTTTAGATCCTAAAATAGATTGAAGTTTTTCATTTAATCCACCAGATCTTTTTGCTTCCTCAAGGATTGCTTTCATAACTGGTTGTGGTTGTTTTTTAGGACCTTCTCCTAAAGTTTGCGATAATTGATCTAAAACCATTGCAACCTTTTTTACTTCAGAAGCTCCCATTCCCCCTTCCATTGCAACTTTAAAAAGAACATCATTCAAAACTTTTACTGTTCCTTGAATTCCAGCACTTGATAATTGATATGCATCCCCCCATTTCATTGAGCATCTATATTTTATACCATCTCTCATAAAAAGAACATCAGTTTTTGGTTCTGGACTTGATCCGCCAAGTTGTCTAAACGATTTATAGAATTGTTGAGGATTAGAAGGTTGAATTTTATTCATCATTTCGTTAGCGGCAGTTTGAACTACCTGATCAATAGGTTGAAAAGACAACTTACGTATCTCATTTTGTTCACTAAGAGTAGGATTAGTAATTCTACTATATGCAGCAAGCATAATAGCATATTCAAATTGTTTTCCCTTATCGATTGCCATAAAAATACCCCTCTCCAGATATTTAGAGAAGGGGTTTCTTTCCGTTCCAATATTCAATAATAGGATGTTGGGACACATCTAATTCATGGTTTTTAGGTTTTTGATGAAGAATTGCTAATGCATGATCTTCGCGCAAGACTAAACTATTTTCTTGTTTTGCCTTACATCCATCACGATATGAGTAACAAATACTTGGTACAGGAGTTCTTTCTATTTCTTCGTTATGATAAAAATCATCTGTACCATGATATTTTTCAACGTATCCTTTAGGATCTTTCATCCAGTATTCATAGATTGAAGTATTATCTTTCCAAACCATAACACTAGAATTAAACATGGATTTAGTAGGATATTTTACTTTGTGCATAACTCCTTTCCATTTTGAATAGATTAATGAAAAGTTATCTTTATGCTCTAAAATATCTTGAATATTTCCATGGATAATAACATCCAAATCAAAGAAAATTTTTCTATCAAATTTCTTTAATTCTGGCGCAACAAACAAAAATAATTTATACCATGCTGCCCACCAATTTTTCCAAGTTAAATATTCGGATACATCAATTAAAACTACGTTAACTCCATCAATGATACCTTCAGGATTATCAGTAAAACAGAAAAATGGTGCATCAGTTTGATGACGCACCATAGTATAAAGTTTGTTTACATAATCTGAAGTAAATTTATCACCAATCTTCAAACATGTAATACAATAATTATCGATCATCTGCTGCTCGATTTTCTGAGTAATAAGCATCAAATGTCCCTTCTGGATAACGTTTAGAAAGTTTTTTGATATTCATATCAGTAAGTTCTTCCAACGAAATATCAAGAGCAAGACAAGCTTGTGCAACATACCAAAGAATATCACCAAGTTCAATCTTGAGATGTTCAATGTTATCTTCGTTTGCAGGCTTACCTTGGAAAATAATTTTCTTTACAATTTCCATAAACTCACCCGCTTCTGCAGAAATGCCAACTGCTCCAGTAAGAAGACGATGAATTTCTAGACCACCATCTTCTAGTTCTTGAATGCGAGAAACAAAAGCATCCTTATCACTTGAAGCAGGACTAGTTACTTTAGAAACAAACTCTTTATATTTTTCAAATGCCATTAGAATTTAAAATCGCTGAATTTAGCTTTGGATGATTTACCATCATCATTATTATACTCTTCTTCGTCTCCCTTGTCAAGAATATCGTCTTGAGCAGACTGTTCACAATCATAGAGACGCATCTTAGCACGATCAATACCAACAACAAATCTCTTATTGATGGTAGGATCATTATATCTATTCTTCAATTGCTTAACCATAATTTGACCCAACTGCTCCAATTCTTCACTACTAATCAAAGCAAACATTAAGTCAGCGGTAGCAGGAAGACCAAAACTTTCTGAGGTATCAGTTAGATTTGGATCAGAACTAGTAAATCCACTTCTAGTGGTTTGTGTTGCAGATACAATTGGAAGATCAAATTCAACTGCTAAACCACGAAGTTCTTCTGCAATTGCTTTCACATAAGAATATGAATTGACATTAACTGCAGAACGATAGCGAGAAGATGCACAAATGTTTAGATAGTCAATAAAGATAATATCAGGTCTAAAAGATTTCTTGAGTGCTAGTTCGTTTAGAAGTGATCTAAAATGACCAACGTGTGCAGATGCAGTGGGATATTCTTTTACGATTAGTTTCCCATTGGTACGTGAACTGAGTGCATTGATCTTCTTGAAGAAGGTGCTTTTTGGTAGTTCACTAATTTCCCTGATATTAGTGTTGAGAAGATTGGCATCAATTCTTTCTGCAATCTTTTCTTCTGCCATTTCAAGTGTGATGTATAAAACATTCTTTCCTGCGACGAGAACGCTGGAAGCAAAATGGCACATGAAAAGAGATTTACCGACACCAGTGCCAGCAAGCGCGATGTTAAGAGTTTTGTTAGAGACACCACCAGCAGTAATCTTATTAAAGTATTCAAGATCAAAGGGGATTTTACTTTCGACCCTGTGATAATATGCGTAGCGATTTTGGTAATCATCTATGTAATCGTGTCCAACATGATTGTCAAAACTAACTGCCAATGCATCAGACAAAATAGAAGGAATAGCATCTCTTCCTTTCTTTTCATCTTGTCCATCAGCAATCTTAATACTCTCCATTAGTGCCAAATAAATGGCACGTTCTTTACACCATTCTTCAGTAGTATCAATTGCCCACTGAAAGTCTACATCAGAAGGATCTAAAGTAGCAATGAGTTGTTCACATAACTTAAACTCATCTTGAGTTATGTCTGTCCTCTTCTCAAGTTCAATAAAGAGAACTTCTTTAAGAGGAAGACTATCATACTTGGTAATGAAAGAACCAATTTCTTCAAAAATTACCTTGTCAGTTCGTTCTTCAAAGTATTCTGCTTTGATGAAGGGTAATACTTTACGAGTGTACTCCTCACGATTTAGCAGGTTCTTCAGTATCGTCAGTGGAACCCTCTCCGCCATAAGTAAACTCCATTCGTGCAGCAGCATCAAGATACTGCATTAGTTCATCAGTAAAGTATTTTTCTGGTTCAGCATAAATTGTTTTGGCATATGCTGTGGTGCCATTGATTTCATATCGAGATCCCACCTTCTTGACAATACCATGCTTTTCAGCAAGATCAAGAAGACCATAATAACGGTCAAGTCCACGCTCATCATAAAATAGACGAACTTCAACCTGACGATTTTCTCTAGTTAGACGCGATTTATTTGTCTTTGCCTTGATAATGTTTCCAACGACTTCTGTTCCATCCTTTTCTTTTGCCTTGCTGAGATAAATGATGGTAGAAGCAGCATACTTAAGACCACTACCACCACCCATTTCTTTTGTAGGAACGTAAGAGCCAATAACATCGTAGGTATGGTTAGTAACGATAAGTGGAATATTTGCTTGTCCCAGTTTTAGAGTTAACATTCTAAATGCACCTTTAACAAGTTGTGATTTTGTCATATCACGAACTTGTTTATCATTAAGTACATCAGTAATTTCTTTCTCTGTGGAAAGCATTCCTAGTGAATCTAACACAAACATACAAGGTTTGCGCTGATCTACAGGTTTCTTTAAGTATATATCTACTGCCTTAAGTGCTTTGTTACGAAAGTCTTCAACTGTTACAACATTACTAACAACTAAACGATCTGTAGGAACCCCACGACTTTCTAAAAGTGACTTAGTAATTGCTGCTTCAGTATCAAAGTAAAGAACGTATCCATCAGGATTACTATCCAGAAAGTTTTTAACTACAGCCAAACTGAAGAAAGTTTTACCTGTTGATGTTTCTCCTGCAATTGCTGTAATCTTATTTCCTGAGACGCCACCAAAGATAGACCCACTAACCAAGGCATTAAAAATATAAGAACCTGTGTCAACGTAGGTTTCTGTTTCATCGATTTCAGATGCAACATTAGTGTATTCATCTTTAATTTCCTTTATAATTTCTTTTAGAAAATCCATCAGCAAACAATTCCGTATCTTACTCGTAAAACTTTTTTATAGGATAGTCCTTCATCCATCAATTCTTTTGTCAATTTTAATTTTTCATACAATGCAGTATCACCACCAAAGGCAAGTGACTTTACAATTGTAGTCAATTCTTCATCGTTAATTGGTAAATCCATAATGTAAGTATTTTTTTCATTATAACATCAGGAGAAGAAAGATGCAAGCGTAGCAGTCTTCTCAACAGACCACCCAATACTATCTAAAATAGCTCTCAGTGGTTCCAAAAATGCCTTATCAAACTGAGTATCATAGTCAACGTAAGGAAGCAAACCAAGTTCTACTGGAAAATCATTGATGAATGAAATTACATTTTCATGAATTGGATTTGGTTTCTTCAGAAGAATGAACTTGATCTTTTCTCCATTATTGATGACATTATACTTTTCGCCAAGTTTTTTATTTTTGATATGATGATTATAAAGAAGTGCTCCTCTTGCATGGATTGGACATCCCTTTGCATAGATTGACAAATTACTTTTATACTTATCAACATCAGAAACTGTTCGTGGAAAAGCAATCTCAGATGGAGGAAGTTTTTTGAACTGTGCTCTTGATTTTTCAATAAAATTAATTACATCATCTTCAGTTTCACTCATCATGATCTT